ACTGTTGCGTACACGGCCAATCTTGATGTCTTGGTCAAAGCTGTTGTCTTCGCAATACTCAGTCAGCAGGCGAATATACCCTTCGCCGTAGGACACTTGATTCTCGCACGCCGTGTCGTAGGCCACATCCGCATCACTGATGTACTCAATGTGCCGGATCATGCCATTGAAAATGTCAGCCACCTCGATGTCAGCGTTGTCATCCACGGGAATGACTTTAGCGCCTGGGCGGTTTTGCCGTTGATCGTTGGTGACCTGCCGCACATGCTGGGGCAGCTTGTTGATGGTCAGGCAGGGACGGGCGTTAATGGTCTGCCCTTGCACCGCGCCACGGGTGGCCAGTACATCGGCAGGCCACTGCCAATGGTTGTCCGGTGAGCCTGCATAGAACTTCAGGTCATCGGTTTCATCTTCACGGGATTCGGACAGCGCAGAAACAGCCATGTCCAACCTTGCACGCGCAACGGTCAGGATGTCTGCGTCAGACTTCAGTGGTTTGCCGCCAGCAGCAACATTAGCCGCAGCGACCATTCCGGTTGGATCAGCCATTAAAGACCCCTAAAACGTGAGGTTCGCGCATCAGCACATACTCTTTGCCACCATGCGTAAATTCTTGCCCGACATCGAAATATACACGATCACCAACATTAACGTCTTTGCAATCTGGGCCTGCGGATAGTACCACACCAGTGCCGAGTTTCTCGCCAGGTGGCAATATGAACAGCGCGTGCGTCTCAACATCACGCTCCATGATCAGGCAGTTTTGCAGGGCTTTTGGAGTCATTTTTTCTTTGGCATTGGTTTGGCAGCTTCACGCTTAACAGAATAAGCAATGGCCACGGCCTGCTTAATGGGCGCACCGGCAGCCACTTCAGCTTTTACGTTTTTACGGAACGCTTCGGGTGATTTAGATTTAACGAGGGGCATCACTTTCCTTTCTTTGCCGTTTTAGCAGAGTCTTTAAAGTCTCTGGCAGTTGGCGCACCTTTATCACCAGGGCTTCGCATCTTCTCTTTAGACCCAGCAGCAATTCGTTGTTGTTTAGCATGAATATTGGCATATAGCCCCTGTTTAGTCGCCATGTTAAGACCCCATCCAACTGGTTGAAACCATGCCGCGATCAGAAGACACACGGCGCTGTGTTTTTTCATTGTACTCTCGGTGCGCCACAGGAAAAGCAAAGGTCACGCAAATGGCATCTGCCGCATCCGGTGAGGCCAGCCCTCGTGCTCTCATGTCTTTCTTAGACTCCAAGAATATCGTACCACGTGAATCAGGCTTGATCATAGGTGAAACCAGATCCGTTTTCAAGAACCTGTCTTTAGGGATGCTTGCACTCCTTAACCAGTCCTTCATCTTGCCCCACATCTCAGCACGCTTGTTGCCGTACATAATGGGGTTGGCTGATTTGTTGCCAAAGTTCACACCCTTGACCTTGTAGCGCTGCTCTTTCAAGCGGTCAACAATGCCGGCGCCAAGACCACCTTCATCAATCACCACCATGGCCGGCTTCCATTCTTCCATGGCCTCAATAATATGGCCAACCACCGTCATCGTGTCATCGCCTCGATGCCGGTCAATGCGGATAATGTCGCGCCCTTGCCGGATTGCAAGGACTGTTGCATCAGCTCCAAACCTTGCAGGGTCCACACCAATAATGATAGGCGCAGTCTGATCCTTGTACTTTTCGCGCTTCATGGCTTCGTCCACAATGTCAGCCGGTATGAACTGATCATCACCTTCTGACGGAAACATCCCATAGACCTCAACGTGAGCTTGGCTCGAGTCCGGTCCGTACTCATCAATAATGTTTTGGTACACAGCCTTGTCTGTACCCTCTACGGTGCGCGCATCCACAACCTTGTTGGTCCAGAAATCTCGCTTAGAGTTAAAGCATTCGTAGAAGTACCCCGTATTTCGGCGGGGATTGCTGAACGCCAACCATAGGCGGTTTGGCGTGTTCTCCGTAAAGAAACCAGCGGTCACCGCCCAGATGGCGTCATCAATACCAGATGCCTCATCAAAGATCACCATCACACCATCGTGGTTGTGAACTCCAGCGTAAGAATCTGGATTTTCAGCCGACCACAGCCGGCCTTCAACCGCCCAATAACGGGTGCCTTTTCGCAGATCTTTTTCCACCAGCTCAGTAAGCCAGTTGGCAGGGGCTACTTTTGTCGCACTCACCTCAAACCAGTGGCTGTTAATGCTCATGGCCAACCACTTAGTAATCTCGGCCCATGTCACTGCTCTGAGCTGTGCTTCGCTGTTGGCCGAAATAATGGTCGTTGAGCCTATGCGTGTAGACAACATCCAAATGGTAAGCCAAGACACAAGGGCAGACTTGCCAATCCCACGGCCAGATGAGACTGCATGGCGCAGGGTTTCAAAGTCTATTAACCCATTTTGGCGCCTAATGTGTTCCGTGATCTCTCGCAACACTTCCCTCTGCCATTTTCTTGGCCCCTTGAAGTTTGCCAGTGGCGTGTTCTCTTTGCCCCAAGGAAAAGCAAACAACACAAAAGCCTCGGGATCGTTAGAGATTGAAGGGCTCCAAAGAGTCGCCATCAGCTCTTGTTCGTCTTCGGGTTTGTAAATTGTGGTTTGCATTTATTTCGTCCGGACAATCAATTGATTGATCGGCACATCGTAGCTTTCATAAGGAAAAGTCGCCAATCTCTGTTGAGGCGTCATGTTCATGCGACTTTGGACTGCTCTGGCTTCAGCCTCACCAGCCAAACGCTGATACAAATCAAATTTTGCTTGTTCGCTGTGATATGCCATCAACGCTTTAGAATCTAATTCACGCGCCTCTTTTTCAAGTTGCAAACCTTTTTTACGTGCTCCAGGTTTAACAATTTTTGTTGGGTCCAAAGGATCGTTGGCACTAGACATTCTGAACAAATTTTGCGCTTGTTGCCTTTTCTGTTCAGCAATTTTTTCAAGCGTCAAAATCATTGTTTGAGGATCGCCACCTTCAGCAAAACCTTCTCTTTGCTGAATAGCATGTTGCAATTCGTGCAACATCAATGATCTGTCTGCCGCATTGTTCTGGCCAACTACAGGCACACCAATGTTGTCCATCTCAGTCTGATAATACCCACCTTGCCGCCCAGGCTTCAATGACACACCAATGTTTTTAGTGTCTGGGTATGCTGCCGATAGTTCGGGATGCAGTAAAGCCTTTTGCCTGCGAACAATAGTAGAATTGCCTTGCTCCAAATCCTTGCCTTCACCCCATGAGTAAAATTTTTGGCCAGGCATGGAATTGGCATCACTAATCTCTTGCCGCAATTTACCTTCTGGCCCTCGAAATGTGCCAGTAGCGGACCAAATTTCTTCAGGGGCAACACCAGCTTTTTCCATCTCCAAAGCTTTGGCCGCATTTGCCGCATTCCATGTCTTTGAGTTTTTACCAACAAAGATTTGGCTGCGTGTCCCCTGCGCCAGATCTTGCAACATCTGCGCCGGCATCCCACCGCGCTCCATGATTTGTGGCATCACCCTTTCAGCATACCGTTCACCAGCCATGCCTGCTGTCAGTGCCGTCTGCCTTGCCGCCCTTGCTGCCTGCAGGGTTGCCATTGTGGCCGGCTTGACCGCTGGTGCTACCGCCATCGCCGCATCCAGCACTTCCGGCCTGATGCGTGTGGTGCCACCCAACCCACCGGCGCCAGTCGTTAAGGGTTCGCCATAAGACAGCCGGTCCAATGTCTGACTGACTTCTGGAGCCATCAGAAACCTTGAAACCCCCTGCATCTGCTGCGTGCGCTGGGGCGCATAACTCTGCGCCAAAAAGTCAGCCAACGCGCCAAGATACTCATTGCGTGGCACCGCACCAATTGAGTCCTGATACGCCAACATGTTTGCTGGGCGCTGCGTTAAAGCGTTGCTGTAGGTTGCCATGGCGTGATGTTAAACGAAAAATTAAAAAATGAAAAATATTTTTAAAATGTTCGCGGGGTTACCGTAACCGTGGCCCTTTCGCGCCGGCCCTACCCCCCCCGACCGTGGCCAGTTGGGCAGGCCAGGCGCCGCGGGGCCACCCGACAACCCAAGTGTTAGTAAGCGCTTACATACTTAACGGCTTAAATCATAATGAATACCAAACAACTCAGCGACTTTACACAATGTCCATTATGTTAAGTCGTAACGTGGTTACGCACAGCTTATACATGATCGTATGTCGCCAAACTTGGTTATCCACAACCAACGATGAATAACTGCCAATTTGCCCTGTGGATAACTGGCTCGAGTGAATCATAGGTTTTTCCTATTATCTTTGCCAAACCAGTAGTTTTTGGTTATTTTTTGGTTGTGCGCCTGCGCGTAGTTGTAAAGAATTTCGGCGTAATCCGCACAAACCCACCACTATTACCACACCAAAAGTCACAAATCACCCATCCTTCGCTTGCACATCTACGACATTGCTATCGTCCTGAAGCACGCGCTGTTTAGCTTCGTTCAGGGCATCTAAGACGCTGATACGGGTGTCGGTAACGCTGACGTCAATGCGATCACCGTACATTTTGGGCTTGAGTTTGGAGGCAATCCATTTGCGCGCATCGACTTGCATTCGCTTTTGCTGAACCCAAGCAGAAGCCATGGGTCCTTCCAAATGATCTGGCATGGGTTCGTCAGCCAGCTCAAGAATTTCTTCAGCCAGGCGGTCGGCTCGGTTTTCGATGGCTTTCTCGTACATTTCCCGAAACTGAAGATTGTTTCGCAGCATCATCATCACGGCATGATACGAAGGCATACCCTCGGCCTTTAATGCACTGCTTAAACTTTTGCCAAGCGACATTTGCTCGGTCATGGTTTGCCAGCATGGATTGTCAATGCCAAAGACGGTTGGCCGGCCTGGCCTGCGTTTCACCGTCACTTCAGACGCCAAGTTTTGAGTCACTTGTAAACTCCTAAAAAACGGGGTACTGACGCCAAAGCGTGGTCCCCCAAAAATGCGGCAACTGCAGTTTTTCCACCGCACGCCATCATGTTATCACCTCAATTTCAACCTTGTACTGTTTAACCCCATTGGAGCGTTGCTTGTACTGCCAGTCTAATTGCTTGTGCCCATCATCCACACCAAGCCAATCAGCAACCCCATCCCTGACCGCCTTAAACCCAGACTGCAGATTATCCCCATCCAACGCCCTTGGAGCCACCCTAGTAAGCACAATCGTACAAGGTGGTACCGGAGGTGCGGCAACAGCACATAACGTGTTGTACGCCCTTTTACGATGATCCTTGGCCAACTTAGCCTTGACCGCCCAATGCATCCTGACATTAGCCACACTCACCACTTTCATGTCCATTTCCACTTCAATCATCCTAACCCCTTAAAAACTCAAAATCCGTGTACCGACGATTTGACCCGACTTTGTGTACCGAACCGAAGGGGGTATATATACCCCTTCGGTACGTTTCGGTACAACGGGCAAGTCGGGCATCGGTACGTTTCGGTACGTTTCGGTACATCGGTACAGTGTTTCGGTACACTTTGACTGTACCGAGCGTACCGAAATCGGTACAGATCGGTTCGGTACGGTACATTTTCCGATCAAAATACTTTCCATTTCGGTACATCGGTACATCAATTCTGGCTGTTTCTGGCATGGTCATTGCTTATTTTGCTTCATCTTTTGATGTTTTCGGCATAGACCGATACACCTCATTGCGTAGGCTTACCATGTCTTTTTTGGTTAAACCCTCCACCGACTCCTTAAATCTTCGTGGATTCAGCCCATGACTTTTGGCAGACTCACGCCACTCATCGTAATTGGCTGAAACGTCTATGCCTTCCATGCCATCGGTAGTTTTCTTGACTTCAATGGCCACCAAGCAGTTCAGGGCAATCAGTTGATTGCCTGGCAACACGGTACGCTTTTGCACACTGCTTACCAACCCGCTGATGTCCACACTGGTGAGGTATGCACCCTTGACTGGATTGCCGTGTTTGTCAAGGATTGGCAAATCAACTTGAGTGATCTGGAAATTCTTAATCGCAGGCATTTCTGCGTCCTTCATTTTCTTGCTCTCAAACTGGATGGTCTTGGAGCCTGAATCCAATTGGCATTTGTACTCAGCGTCCAGTGCGCCCTTTAATGCTGTCGATCCCCTGCTTCTTTCTTTGTCCATGGCGCCGCTGTGGTGAGCCACCAGAACGCAGCACTTGTAGTCTTGGCGCAAGTAGGTATCCAAATGTTGGATAAAGCTATTCATGTCTTGGGTGCTGTTTTCATCCCCGCCCATGTTCCGCGCTAATGTGTCGATGACAATCATGGCTGGTGTATGGCCACACTCTGTGGCCAAGGTTTTGATGGCCTCTGCCACCATGGCCGCTTCTGTGGCGTCATACAGTTGAGCTGCCCTGTGGCTTTTGAACAGTGGTGCGCCGACCAGGCTGATGCCGTTGCCCAGCTCCCACGCCTTGAACCGCCGAGCCAGTCCGTTGTGCCCTTCGCCGGCGATGTAGAACACTGCACCCTTTTGCACGCCATGCCCATGCCAGGGTGTGCCGGTTGCCACGCAGCAGGCAATGTCGATGCTGACAAAACTTTTACCCCCGCCTGGGTCACCGAACACCTGCGCCAAGCTGTCTGATTCGATGTAATCATCGACAATCCACTTGATCTCTGCCAGCTCCAGACTGTCGATGCGCGAGAATTCAAACGCCAGTTTTTCCCGTGCAGGCCCAGCTACGCGCTCGATCTGGTCCTTAACCGCATCAAGCCCCTGCAGGCAGTGCAAATCATTAAAGTCTGTTGGCTTGTTGTCCACCATGTCAGACTCTCCAAATGATGGATACACAATCTCACCAAACACCAACGCAGCTGCCGCACGGCCCTTGGTCACGCCAGGGTTGCCCTCCGTCCACTGGTCATTGTCTGCGCCAATAATGATCTTTGAGCCTGGGAACATCTCCTTGGCGCTCTTGGCCACCTTGGCCAAGTTGCCACAATCAAACGCCACCATGACGGTGTAGCCCGTTGCCTCATGGATTGAGGCGCAAGTGGCAAAACCCTCACCCACAAACACAATCTTGCGGTTACCCCGCAACTCATAGAACCCGCCATCAATCTTGCCACCCTTCAGGAAGCGTTTGTTCCCTTCAGCGTCAATCGTTTGGTAACTCAGGATCTCGCCGGTCTGGTTGATTACCGGCACCACCAATCTGCCTGCCCTGTCAATCTTGATCCCATGCGCGCCAACGTGCTTGCGAACAAGGTATGGATGGTCATCACTGGCATCAGCATACGTGCCAACCTCATCCTCTGCACGCTCAGCAGCCACTGCCTGACTGGCCAACCGTTCTGCATCCTTCTTGGCCTTGAGCTCAGTCACCCACTTATCATGCTCAAATCGCTCAGTAAAAGACATGGACCGCCCAATGTCAGCCACCCACTTGGCCTCAAACGTAGGCTCCTTCCAGCACCCAGCAATCCCCACAGGGATCTTGCCACTGGTGTGCAAGATATACCAGCCATCCAGCGCACCCTTCTTGCTTGATACATGTGGCACACGGTGGATCTCACCATCAGCGATCAAGTCTTTTATCAACAGGCCACTGGCCTCACAGTGAGATCTGAACGCAGCTTCAGGGTTGATCAGGTCTTGCGACTCTGTGGCCACAGCAAAGCCATTGGGGAAAATTGAAGTTAGGTTAGTCATTAAATTCTTTCACTGAGTATTTTCCATGCTGTTGCGGCACACAATGGGACTTGTCCGTTTCCAATGGCTTTAAGTCTGTCCACCCTAGAGGCCACCCCATCAGCCATTCCACCCATGTTGCGTTGAGTTGTGCGGGGGACATTGTTGGGTTCTCTCTGCCACCAGTCTCTGTCCATACCACACTCGGCAAATCTGATTTCCCTTGCCACCCCTTGCTCGGTCTTCTTGCTGCATAATCCGATTTCACTGGTGTTGGCCAATTCTCCATTCTTTTGGGCGTTAAACTGCCGCCAATCATTGCCTCCGCTTCTTCCAATGTTGTTGTTCCAATTTCCACCATTTTTCTCATTTGCAAGATCATTCCCTCTGATCTGGCTTGTGATGCCGTGGGTGTTGGCCACATCAGAACTAATCTGCCCAATCCTATCGCCCCATCGTTTCCCTTTTGGTTGATTTTCCGAGGCTTGCCATCTTTCGTTGGATAAAACTGATCGTTTTTCCCAATTACTGCACCTGAAGTTCCATCGCTGCTTGTCGGGGTGGGTACATAAAATCCAAATACGGTCTCTTTTGTGGGGTGCGCCAATGTCTGCTGCTCCCAGCACTCCCCATTTCGCATCAAACCCCATTGAGGCCAAGTCTCCGAGAACGGTTCCAAGTCCCCTAGAAGTGAGCATTGGTGAGTTCTCCACAAAGACATATCGGGGTCGTACTTCGTGAATGATCCTCGCCATTTCTCGCCACATTCCGCTTCGCTCTCCATCAATTCCTGCGCCGTTGCCTGCTGCTGAGATGTCTTGGCAAGGAAATCCTCCCGATACAACGTCAACAAGTCCTCTCCACGGCTTTCCGTCAAAGGTTTGAACGTCATCCCAAATCGGGAAAGGCGGGAGAAGACCGTCATTTTGTCGGGCGCACAATACGCTTGCTGGGTAGGGTTCCCATTCAACGGCACAGACTGTGCGCCATCCAAGGAGATGTCCCCCAAGTATTCCTCCACCAGCGCCTGCGAATAAAGCCAGCTCATTCACGCTTGCTCCACCAGCTCTGGCCATATGGCGCCCCAACTGTCTTGGCACAGCATCTTGCGACTTAACCGCCCACCGGTTTCTTGCTCAACCCGTACAGCCTCAGTGGCCGACATCTCCCGCCTGCCGGTAAGGCACTGGTAAAGATACTGTTCATTGATGCCGACTTTTTCTGCCAGTAGTCGGCGCTCGTCTGGATGTATTTGTGTGTTCATAGAAGCAGAACTCTAGCACATTGATAGACTGTTTGGTGGTTAGGGAAAACACCTATGAAAATAAATCTAGCAAAACGCTTGAAAGCATCTAGCATGATGCTAGAATTCATCCATGCCAACGAAATTGTTCTTGGCATCACGCTGAAAAGCCAAAGGAAACTGAAATGAACTACATCACCAAAGAAATTATGGCACTTCTCAAAGTTGATGCCGAAACAGCAATTAAGGTGCAAAACGAAATGATTGCATCTGGTTTTGATTTCTCTGAATCAAGCCAAAAAACTTTTAATCGTGAAACAAAAATTTGTTTTGCTGTTATTAAGGAGTTGGCTAAATGAAACACCACAAACACTACCACTACCCCGAAATTAAAAACGCTAGGCTTAACGCACGCGCAGAGGCAGCTGTGGACTTTCTCTTGGCCTTGGCCATTGGCTCTGGCATGGCCGTCCTGTTGATTGCATGGTGGACTGCATGAACACCACCCCTGTCTGCCCCCCTGGCTTTATTGAATTCGCCTGCACAGTTGAGGGCGTTGACTTGGTGTGTCACCTTGAGTACATCCCAAGTGAGTACGGATCGCAAGATTCTATGGGCTTACTGTATGAGCCCGACATCGAACAAAGTATGGATCTGGTCAACGCTTACGTGGCCGGCACTGACATCGACATTGCCCACCTGCTTTTGCAGTACGTGGTGGAACACATAACAATCATTGCATTTGAGGACATGAAAAATGATCACTGAACTGACCGCCCTGCTTCGCAAGGCCAAACTGGATGAGGCCACCGCCAAGGCCGAGCGCCTGCGCTTGGAGTCACTGATTGAAGCCCAATTCACCAAGCCCGAAGGCGGCGAAGGCACGCACACTGACGAAGAAATCCGCATCAAGTGGTCGATCAACCGCAGTGTGGACACGCCAGCAGTGCAGGCCGGCTGGGAGCAGCTCACGCCTAACGCCAAGAAAGCATTCCGCTGGAAGGCTGACGTTGACCTAGCTCACCTACGTGCCATCAAAGATTTGGACTCGATTGCCTACGCCCAGGCTACGGTGTTCATCACCAGCAAACCCGCAAAACCTTCTATCGAAATTTTGAAAGACTGATATGTTTGATTTGAAATCCATCTCCAAGACCCGCCGTGTCCGTGCCCCCAAGGTTGTTGTTGTTGGCACCGGTAAGATCGGTAAGACCACCTTTGCAGCCATGGCGCCCAACGCCATTGGCATCTTGACTGAAGACGGTGCTGACGCTGTAGACGCCAACGCATTTCCATTGGCATCCAGCTTGACCGAAGTTTATGCTGCTATTGACACGCTGATCAATCAAGACCATGAGTTTCAGACGCTGTTTATTGATTCGCTAGACTGGCTTGAGCCACTGGTGCAAGACCATGTGTGCAAGGCCAACAATTGGAAGAACATTGAGCAGCCAGGCTTTGGTAAGGGCTACGTTGCAGCCGCTGAAGAATGGCGCAACCTGCTGTCCGGCCTTGAGGTGCTTCGTTCTACCAAGGGCATGGGCATCATCCTGATTGCCCACGACAAGATCAAACGCATTGAAGACCCCTTGACCGAAGGCTATGACAGCCATGTGCTTAAGCTGCATGACCGCGCTGCCGGTCTGGTGCAAGAATGGGCTGACGTTGTGGGTTATGCCGGCTACCGCATCTTTACGAACAAGACAGATGCTGGCTTTGGCAACAAAGAAACCAAGGCCACTACCACGGGCGAACGTATTTTGCATGTAGAACCCCATCCAGCCCATTGCGGTGGCAACCGCTTTGGCCTTACCAACATGCCGCTTGACTGGGCGGCATTCCAAGAAGCGCTGACTGTAGCGCAATCTTGATTCTCAGTCCGTAACTTTAAACTTTTGAAAGAAAACAATGGCTCAATTTAACTTTGACGCGTCAACCGTCACCCCGCAGGCCGCAACCGGCCCCGTCCCCGCTGGCACTTACTTGGCTCACATTACCGAGTCTGATGTGCAACCGCTGAAATCCGGCAACGGCACTGGCCTGAAGCTGACCTTTGAAATTATTGATGGCCAGTATAAAGGCCGCAAGATTTGGGAGAACCTCAACATTCAACACAGCAATGAAGACACCCAGCGCATTGCTCAATCGCAGCTGTCTGCGCTGTGCCATGCTGTGAACGTGATCAAGTTGCAAGACACTGCAGCCTTGCACCTTAAGCCTGTCAACTTAAAAGTTGTGGTGCGCGAGGCCCAAGGCCAATACCAAGCAAGCAACAACATCAAGGGCTATGAGTCTGCCGGCGGTGTGCGTCAGCAGCCTGCATTGTTTGCCGCGCAGGCCGAAGAAGCGCCAGCTGTTGCACCGGCATCCAAGACCCCAGCTTGGGCTAAGAAGTAAACCATGGCCGCAGTACCACAATCTGTTGTGGACCCTGTGGCTGACGCCATCTTTGCCCATTACAAGGCAAAGTTTGGCGCCGACCCACAGCGCCCCTATCTTGGCGCCAGTGCCATTGGCAAGCCTTGCTTGCGTCAGCACTGGTATTCATTCAGATGGTCCAAGCCGGCTGAGTTTTCTGGTCGCTTGTACCGTGTGTTTCAGTCTGGCCACTTGCAAGAGCCAAGGGTTTACGATGACCTGAGATCAATTGGTTGCACGTTGTACGACACCGATCCAGTGACTGGCCGGCAATGGACGTTTACCGAACCCACCAGTGGTGGCCATTTTCAAGGCAACGCTGACGGCATCGTGACCGGTTTGCCACAGGCGCCGAAGTCACCGCACATACTGGAGATAAAGACAGCATCAGGCAAGATGTTTGCAGAGATGCAAAAATCCGGCGTAAAGAAAGCCAAGCCCGAACACTACGCGCAGATGTTAATGTACATGAAGTGGAGCATTGACCAATATAAAGAGAACGGATGCCACAAGGCCATCTACATTGTTGTCAACAAAGACAACGATGACATTTACACCGAGCGCTTGGAGTTTGACAAGATTGAAGCGCAGGCCGTAATCGACAAAGCCTTAGCGGTGATCGCCGCCACCGAGCCGCCAGTCGGGATTAGCCAAGATCCAAGCTGGTACGAATGCAAGTTCTGCGACTACCACAGCATTTGCCATGGCACAGATGTGCCGGCGCCAAGCTGCCGGTCATGTGCCCATGTCACGCCAGAGATGGACGGCAAGGCACGCTGGACTTGTTCGTACCATGACAAAGATCTGCCAGTAATGAACCAACGCAAGGGTTGCGATTCACACCGGTACATTCCCATTTTGTTGGCCAAGTTTGCCCAGCCGGTGGACATGGCCGGCGATGCGGTGGTGTACCAGATGGAAGACAAACAGTTTGTCAACGGCACACCCGCGGTTAACCAGGCTTGGATCAGCAGCCAAGAAATCCACGCCTGCAAGGACAAGAGTGCATTGATTGATGATCTTGCGCTGCAGCTGCGCTCAGAACATAACGGAAGGTTTGTATGATAACGCCGCCCATCCAAGACATTACTTTGCGTGATTACTTTGCAGCTTATGCCATGCAAGCAATCATTAACCGGTCAGACGCAAGATTTACAACAACATTGGAGTTTGTATCCGGCAAAGCGTATCAATATGCTGACGCCATGATCAAGGAGCGCAACCGTGATCCTTCGTGACTACCAATCACGCTCGGTAGCCGACCTGTTTGCTTGGTGGACCAAGCACCAAGACAACGCCGACATTCCGTTGCTGGTGTTACCCACCGGCTCGGGCAAGTCGGTGATTTGCGCCGAGATCGTGCGTCAGATGTGGGAGCAGTGGCCAGAGTACCGGCCACGCACCGTAGTGCTGGTGCCCAGCAAAGAATTGGCCGAGCAGAACGCTGGCAAGCTGCAGGCACTGTTGCCGGACAACATACACGTTGGCTATGTCAGCGCTAGTCTGGGCAAGAAGCAGCACCATGCCGATGTGATTGTGGCCACCATTGGCAGCATCCACAAAAGCGCTCACTTGCTAGGTGACATCAAGGTGGTGATCATTGATGAGGCTCACCTGGTGAGCCCCAAGGCATCTGACGCCGGCATGTACCGCACGTTTTTGGCTAAGCTGGGCGAGATCTGCCAATTCAGGACCGTGGGCATGACGGCCACACCGTTCAGGGGCAATCAAGTTTGGCTGACCGATGGCGATGAGCCGTTGTTTACTGGCATTGCGTCCAACGTCACTATGCGTGAGCTATTGGACCAAGACTTTTTGGCGCCATTGGTTCCACCCGCGGTCAAAATGACGACCCGCATTGATGCCAGCCAAGTTGGCATATCCAATGGCGACTACAAAGTCGGTGAGCTGTCTGTTGTGGTGGACACGTACTTGTTGCAAGTTGCTAGGGAAGCCGTCTATATGGCCTCACAACGCACCAAATGGATTGCCTTTACACCAAGTGTCGCCAACGCCGAAAGCCTTGCGGATAAGCTATGTGAGCTTGGTATTGGCAGCGTTGTGGTGTGCGGTGAGACACCGGCGCCGGAGCGTGCAGATTTGATACGCCAATTTAAAGCCGGCCAGATCCATTGTTTGGTTACCGTGCTGGCGCTGTCTGTTGGTTTTGATGTGCCGGATGTGGACTGCATCATCTGGTGCCGGCCCACCAAGTCGCCAGTGTTGTACGTGCAAGGCATGGGCCGAGGCACACGGATTGCAGACGGCAAGACTGATTGTCTGGTGTTGGACTTCACCGACACGGTGGAGCGCCTTGGACCGGTGGACATTATCAAAGGCCGAGCCAAGGTCAAGCGCAGTGGTGATCAAGAAGGACCGTACAGCATTTGCCCAGAATGCGGTGAACGCAACGCACCAGCTGCGCTTGTGTGCGCGCATTGTGGCGCCATTATCAGGGAAGAAATAGCCGAGCCCATGGACGCCAAGGTGTCTTATGCCGCACTGCTGTCAGCACAACGTGCAGAGATCACAACTTGGCACGATGTCACAAGGGTTGACTACAAGCTGCACCGCAAGCCTGGCAAGCCTGACAGCATGAGGGTTGACTACTACAGTGGATTATTGCGTTGCGCTAGTGAATGGGTATGCATTGAACACACCGGTTATGCAAGACAAAAAGCAGTCAATTGGTTAAATGAAAGAGAAGCCAATCAACGCGCCCATAAGTGGTGGATTGATCATTCCAATGATTTAGTGGTCCATGCTGTGGACACATTAAATAGTTGGTCCATGGATGTAGGTGGCGTGCTTGATTTTATTAATCATCATGGATTAAAAGAACCAACCCGCATTGCAACCAAACAAAACGGAAAATTTACAGAGGTCAAAGAATATGAATTTAGCAGAACTGAACGCCATCAAGATGCATTTGAACAAGCAACTGAAAGAGCTTGAGGACATCCAGATCACATGCCTGCGTTGTGAGCATTTGCAAGCCGGTCGCCGGTGTCAAAAATTTGACGCCAAGCCGCCAGACGAATGGTTGCATGGTCCTGTGGACTGTGAGCATTGGGCGTGGGATGCCATCCCATTTTGAAAGACGTAGATGAGCAACTTTCAAATTTGGGAGCAACAGAATTTGGCTCGATTTGCACAAGAGTCAAATAAAAAGTTGTTAGAACAACAAAAAGAAATTGATCAATTGCGCGATGATTTGCGTGTGGCCATTGACGCATACCGAAAATTTATAAAGGAACACCATGAAAATTAAAGACTATTTTCAAGACATATTTGGTGAGTTTGAAATGGAGCCTAGTGACTTTGCCGAAATTGTATTCCGTGCTGGTTGGAACAGCGCCATGGATGAAGCATCTAAAAGGGTTGGTGATTTGCCATTTGGCAAAGACACCCAAGACAGTTTTAAAATTTGGATCAAGGAGATAAAAGAATGACTGGATGGCGTAAACGACAAGTGCTGGAGCTGGCGCTAAAGGCGTTGGAAACGGCGGAGATTGATGGAAATTGCGAATATGGGGCAACGGAAATTATCCGCAAAGCCTTGACACAGCCAGAGCGCACATGGGTAGGGCTGACGAATGAGGACATTGCCTTGATTGATTGGGAATCTTTGGTAACTAAAAAAGATTGCGTCCAAGCCATTGAAGCCAAACTCAAGGAGAAGAATTTTGATAAAAAGTAGGCACCACGCAATTCGTGAACTGTTGCTGGCGTCTGAAGATGGTCTAACTGTTAATCAGCTTGCCGAACATTTTGGAGCAACCACCAAAACCATTTGCAAGACGCTAAAGACCGTTTGCGGTGTGTACATTGACCGTTGGACAGGGCCAAGCCGAGGTCAGTATGCAGCGGTGTATATGTGCGTGGAAACGCCTGAGAACGCCCCGCATCCTTAGACGTAGAGTCGTGTGCCAGCCTTGTCAATAATCAGCTTGCTTTTACGTGGCGCGGCACCGGCTATGTTGGGTATGCTGATGTGGGTCCAACGGTCAAACTCACGGATTACTTGGTCATAACCCAAGTCACTGGCGATGATGGCCTTAACAACCTGATCTGGCGTCATAGCGGGTACACGAATATCAGCAGCGCAGCCGATGCGATGCTGAGAAGTGTCTTTGCTGCCCACAGCATCATTGACTTGTTTTGATCGGAAAGCTGAATTGACCATGATGGGCTTTCCTCCAAGTATTGTTTTGACTTGTTCAAGAAATTCTGCAAGACGTTGGAGGTTTGCAAGTTCTGTTTCATTGGGGATGTTGTCAAATTCACGATGGTCTGTGTGCGTTAGTTCCGCAAGGCTAAAGTGTTCAGTCATTTTGTGGGCGTAGATTGGTGGAGAAGATCGTCTTTGGCCTGTGAGCCAGCAGACGAACCAAAATAAAACGCAATGATGCCGGTCCACGCAGTGCCAAGCGACCCCAGCATCAACATCAGGGCGTCAGACGCCTTAAAGGTTTCAGTCATCATGCCGATCAGAATGCCAAAGAACCCGATGGTGACCGACACAGCCAGAATGGCAGGGATGTACGAGCGAGTCTCAGCCTGCATCTCACGAGCAGACCGCCGGTCTTCAACATTGAGTTTAGCAAAGTCCAACCCCATTTCTTGTGCCCGTGCAGCCATGTCAATCTCGGCCTGCTTCAAGAGCATGATCTGGTCAGAAGACAACTTGCCCTCACTGATCGTGGACTGGACGTCCTTTGGGTCTATGCCAATAGCTTTGCTTACCGCCTCGATAGCAAGCCCCGCTAGAGGACCACCAAGGGCTGTTGCAATGGTGGGTGCGATAGTCTTAAGCCAATCCATATCATTTTCCTTTCTGACGCTCTTCAAGCAGGGTTACTTTAACAAACAAACTGTTAATCTCTTTGTAGATTTCTTCTTTTAGCTTGTGCCGTGCTTCAGCAGACAAAGGACTGTCTGTTGGTACGCCTTGGCTTGTAATCAGCGCTGGCATTGAGCCTTCAATTTTGGTCAAGCGGGTATTGAAAGAAGACACTTCACCAAGAAGCCATGCAAGTGATGCCACCACAATGGGGATCACCGCCTTCATTACATCTGCCCAATTCATACTAATTCCTCAATTTGTACATAATAAATGCAAACGTACCCCAGCCAACAAATCCCGCCGCCAAAATAGAAGCAAATCCAATCAACAAGATGTTTACCGTTTCTGCCAGATTCTCCCGTTTTCTCTTGGCCTTGGCTTCTGCTTCACGTTCCTCACGTTTACGGTTGGCCACAATCATGTTGTACTGCGCTTGGATCGCCTCCCAGACATCGCCCTGACCAGAGTAGATCAGTTGCTCTCTTAATTGTTTCTCTGCGTCCCGCAGCGCTTTGGCCTGCATCACTGCGTTAACCGCCTGACCCATATCAGACTGCGGCTTTTTCTTTTCGTGTACCGCAGCCTTGGCTACGGTGTCCCGATGTTCAAAAAACTTGATTAGATCACCACTGCATTCTTGCAGGTCTTTGCCCATCTGGATGGCTTCTTTGACCCCAGCAATCGTGCTCTTTGCTATTGCAAACGCCGCACCGATAGTGATCGGGTCAATCATTTGTCCTGTTTCGTGTCTAACTTATCAAAAATCTTGCCAAGCATTTCTTTGATCTCATCAATGTCACGGCGGTAATCGTCCTTGGCAATGTAAGTGTGGGGCATCTGACGCACATCAACATCAAGGCGCTCAATGGCCTTGGTGATATTGTTTAGAACCCACCCACCGAAGAACGCAGCCAGACCTAGAGCAATGTTAAAGAACGTCTGGCTGTCCATCTTTTTTATCTTGGAGTTGTTGGTTAATGGACTGTATCACTGGCGCAACCACGCCATACGGCGCAAGCATGAGCGCGTTGTTTATGACGGCCAGTTCTTGAGGGGTTAGGGTTAAAGTGATCATACTTTGTAATACGGGATTTTGTAGTCCGTGCCTTGAATGTTTACGGTGATGTAGCCTTGCACTTGGGCCGGAGGCGCTCCGTTAGTTCCAATAGTTGCCGTAATAGAAGAATAAGCACTGGTCCATGTTATTGTTTCTGATACAACAACGCCGCCAGCATCACTAAAAATTATTTTGTCTGCGCCGCTGACCGAGTAGGTAAGTCCAACAACACCCGTACTGTTGTGGCGCAACCGGTACACGGACGAAGCATCAAACGCCATGTTGTCGCCGTTTTTGATGCGGATTGCTGATGTGTTTGTTGTTGCGGTGCCTAAATCTATGCCGGTGGTGTATGTGCCGGACATTTGAATGCCCCAAGTACCCGTGCTAGACACTTGTACGCCCACCGTCATGTTACCTTGTAGCGTAATACCGTTAATCAGTTGTCCTTGCGTCACATCAAGATTTGTTGGAGCAATTCGCAATCCGTTAGATGTAGTGTTAATTGTGCCAGCGGACACGCCTTTACCCACGGATATATCAATTGCAACACGACTTATATTATTGTCTGTACCATTGGCAAATATTCCTGATTCAATACCAATTAACCCTTGCGCTGGGTTAGCTGCTTGCGTATGGTCCCGCGCCTCAGAAACAATGCCCCATGTTGGCCCAGTTGAGCGTTTATTGCCTTGACCATAGACAGCCACGTTTTGGCCAGAAGCTGCGTAGTTGTTCATGATGGCCAAGTTAGTCCACTCATACGATGTTTCCGTAGCGCCACTAGTTGATCTGGCGACTACCGCCGCATTTACAAAGCCTATTGTGCCGCCGGACACGGCAGACGCATCACGAACCACGTTAATGCTGGAACCCGCATAACTGTCAAGAGCGCCAGCAGTAAGCGACACGCCGTCCAACAATTGAATACGGCTGTTAAGAGTCTCAGGAACGTTAGTGTCTGATGGCGTGTAACCAATCAGCGTAGCCCCGTTTGATGCGGCCAACACGGCCAGCGTAGGACCGTTCGCACCGTTGACGTTATCAGCAGTCCAAATCAGCGTGTCGTTGGCGTCTTTAAGTTCCATGTAATAGCGACTGTTGCCGCACCACACAGCCGCCTCACCGCGACTGTTGAAAATCACGGGGTTGGTGTTGGCCGTAGCGCCGGTGTAGCTGGTGTACGTGGCCTGTGGTGTTGTTGTGCCAGCAGCGTAGGTGTACAGTTTCCCGCCTACCAACGGGTT